TCAACATCAATAGTATCTCCGTCCACTATCTTTGTTACCTGCTTAACTCTGTATTCAAACATAACTCTCCTTAAATTTTAATGAGCAGTTTCGGGACGTGCTCAGGTCCATCCTTCGGGTAGCGACCCGAATAGTCTGCGACTCCCCAGTGACGGGGTGCAGATCTCTATTATACTATTTATTTGATCTTGATAGTCTTTGGCTTCTTGTCTTCAGGAACCAGCCTAATAATATTAATATTAAGCATTCCGTCCTTAAGAGATGCACTGGATACTTCCATGTACTCTCCTAGAGCAAAAGACCTTGTGAATTTACGTGCAGCGATTCCTTTATGCAAAACTTCTGCGTCGGTGATCTCGGTAATTTCTCCAGAAATAACCAATGTTCCGTTATCTACAGATAGACTAATGTCTTCTTTTGTGAATCCTGCAACCGCAAGAGATACCTGATATGTATCTTCGTCTAGCTTTAGTACATCGTATGGTGGATATGATTGGCGTGATGCAGCATTGTGCACGTTAGCCATTCTTTCAATTTCACGATTAAAGCCAATAAAAAAAGGATCCTTGAAAAGATCCCATGTATATGTTGTTACCATTTTATTCCTCCTTCAAGCGAATAAGTTAATTTATAGGCCCCTATTGGCGACCTAGTATAATTATATCACATTCTAGTCGTTTGGAATATCTTTATTAAATTCCATTTCAATTAAACCTTTTTCTTTAGCTATTTTTTGACCTTCTGGACTGATATGAAAAGTTGCTTCTAAGTTCTCATCGTATTCAACTTCAACCAAGCCCTGCTCATACAGCTCAATCAAAGACCTATCTACATATTCGGTATGAGATTGCCACAATTCTGGAGCTAAAGTCTCTGCATCTTCGCTAATAGAATAAATAAGCTCTCCGCTTTCATCTACGCCCTCTAAACTAACGGCACCTATTTCTATATAATACGCCAGTCTATCTGAGTCATGCTGATCTTCTTCTTCTGTCATATTGCCTCCCCTGTGCAACAAGTAGGACTTGAACCTACGATTACCGAATTATGAGTTCGGGGCTTTAACCAACTAAGCTATTGTTGCCTAGTTTTATTATAACTGAACGTTTTCAGTTTTGTCAATAGTGTTCTCTACTACTTGCTGAACATAATCAGAAAAATGTTTTCTTATGCTTCCGCTTGGTCGGCTACCAACAGCCTTCCAAATTCTTTTATATTCAAGAACATTTGCAAAACTGGTTGGGCACAAAATAACCCCCTGATACTCTTTTAATGTAGTTGGTAGAGGAACGTGCTTACCACAGCACTTACACTCTTTAGCTTGCTCTTGATATATACTCATATTATTTCCATTCCTTCTAGTGCATTTGATAAGTTTTGAGGCATTCTTGGTGCTCTTATCATATTAAAAACAGTTGTGTCGTCTTCATCCTGCCTGTCCCATTTCAAGGAACTGTAGGTGTGAATATCTATTTCTTCATTGTTATCGGGCCTACTTCTTTTAATTGCATTAAATATAGATCCGCATACAGCGTCAGCTAAGTCTTTAGATCCTTTTCTAGGGTGATCAACTCTATCTCTCATAATTTTAAGCTGAAGCAATTCATCTATAAGCAGGGGAATGTGTGGACCATCCAGCCTATCTTCTGCCACAACCATTGCCATATCGTCGTAATGTTTTTTGGCAACAGATAGCGTTTCTGTATTAATTCCATACTGCTTTAGTTGCTGCATCATATCGTGTGAGTTCCACCTGTCAAATGTACAAACTCTTACCTTAAACCCTTTAGACCTTAAAGACAATATGTAATCTTTTACTTCTGTAAAATCTACAGACTTATCTGGAGTTGGTGTCCAATATCTTACAACGTCTACTTCAACAATAGGTGCTGGCTGAGAATATGTATCTGTCACTTTAACATTAACCCACTTCTTTACGTGTGACATTGCTACAGCACAATGGTCATGCTTTTGTGCAAGATCAACGTGTATAAAATATTCTTTATCTGGGTCTGGCGCAAACCAGTCTTCAAATCTTCCAAAGTTATCCACAGCTAAGGCTGTGTTCTTAAATGCATTCTCAATTTTTTCTCTGGATTTAAAAAATGCATCTACTGCATCTGTTGGCATGCAGGCAAATCTTCCCAAGGCATCTGGTGCATTCTTGTAGAACGCAACCTTAAAGTCTTCAATCTTTCTTACTGGATTTACTTCCCATGTGGGTCTTTTAAGCGCATACATTTTAGGATACTTGTACGAGATGATGTGATCTTCTTCCCACTCAATATCAAATTCGTTACCCTCTGTTCCATCTGGAAGATCATCGTCTAGTTTAAAATGATGAGTTCTAGTTACAACTTCTTTTTCCGCCACAACATCATTATATCTTTGCTGAATATAATCATTTTTATATCTAGGAAATGACAGAAGAATAACTTTACCAAAGTCTGGAAAACGTGAGTCTACCGATGCTCTATACATATCATATATAGCTCCACCAGTTTTAGCTTGCTCATGACCAGTTGTATTCTCTGTAGCAAAGCCTGAAATTTCATCGAGAATGATTACGATAACGTTATAACCTTCCCACGCTTCACGCTCTGAGTGTCCTGAGTGTACTGTTATGGCCTTATCAAACTTCATTTCAGAAGCTTTTGCTTCGTATTTTCCAGTAAACCATGGAGACTTATCTATTCGTGTTTTAAATCCCTTAAAGAAAACATTGTTTGCTTGCTGAGAGTTAATAGCAATATTAATAATATCAATTGAGTCCCCAGGAGGCTTGCCATAATAGGTTGCTGGATCTTTAAGGCACAACAGTAAATATACTATATACGCTACTGATATTGTAGAGCAGTAATCTTTTCCAGAACCCTTGCCAAGCTGGGCAACAACTTCGTTAGCTGTTTGCTTAAACATTCTGACGCCTTCATCTTCACCAAAAAGCTTAATCAGTGTAGACTCTTTATAAATCTGTGAACTTTTTTCAATGAGGGTATGCTGATATTCAGACAATGGTGGGAGACCTAAATATTCTGGACTCTGCACAAAAGTTCTTAGGTCTACTGGTCTTTCTTCAAACTCTTCTCCATCTAATATATCAATTAGATTGCTAAAATCAAATTCCATGGTACTCCAATACATACTTTGTCATAGCCTCAGATACACTTCCATCAATAATTTCTGGTAACAATACATTATCAACTTCTATTCCATTGTTTGTTAAAATAACATTATAGTAGCTTAGAAGATCATTTTCTTTTTTAGTTGCCAGGACTGTTACCTTTGTATTTGGTTTACCATAATACAGATTAACTATAGATGATCCTACATGACAGGCTATATCAGTGCACTCCCTGACAAGCTTTATTTGTTCTATCGGATTCATATCTTCCATGCATACCGACTGATAACCTTTAGACAAAAAATGACTTTCTATTTCTTTTTCATTAGGGTGAACCCTTGAGTAATTTTTTCTAGATATGTATATTTTTTTGTCAGCATCAGAAACTATGGACTTTGACTCTACCTGTTTAGTTATATACGGACGCACCCAGTCAACTGTTTTCCCGTCTATATCTGAACTGCCTCTATCTAAAGTAATTGAAACAAAATATTCTTTCCCGTCCACCTGCACGGGCGAGCCATTAAGCATTACTGAATCATATGCATCGCTACCACTTCTCTGTTTCATAAAGGAATTTTCGTAAAAAACATATGCGTATTCAAAATCTAAATTCATAGATTCTAAATCTTTTAAATTAAAACACACATAGTCAATCTCTAGTAAATCAAGCCAAAATTTAAATGAGGATCCATCTTCTTCCCTGCCGTGCTGTGCATTTCCCTTTAACCCTAAAAATATTCCATCTGTATCTTTATCTTCGTTAGAAAAAAGAAGTAACTTAAAGTTTGGGTCTTTTTCTTTTAAGAAAAATATTTTAGGCAGATGCTCTAGCATGAAATGAAAAAATCTAGGAGTATAAGCAATTAAATATACTGATCTTCCATCAAAAGATTTTTTAGGATTGTTGTGTATTTTGTCGACAATTGGATTGATCATGGGAGAAATTGGGCAAAGCGGATCTCCAATACTTTCAGGCAAGCTCATTGCTTTATTTTCTTTGTCCCACCTAGTCGGGGAATTAGGCCCCCTGTGCATTAATTCATAAAACTTAAACGACGGGTTTTTATACTTTAAACAAACTTCGTCGTCATTCATTTTGTATACGTCAACTACGCCCTTAAGGTTCACATTCATTTCATTCCTGCAACAATTTCGATAAAGTTGGGTGAGTATGCCTGTACTCCATATCTGGAGGAATATTTAATAATTTAATCTTTATGTGATCTCCAAACTGTCTACTTTCCGATGTAATCACATCTGAATAGTGGTTATACATTTGTTCAACAAATCCTGCTTGGTTAGGATCATCTAAAGCTAATACTGTAATGTTAACTTCACGATCATCTAGTGGGTCCAAATAATACAAATTAACCATTCCTGATCCTACATAACAAACTATGTCTGATGCTGATCTGCAGATATTTATCTGTTCTTCTGGAGTAAAATCTTCCATGCATATAGCCTCAAAACCCTTCCTGCGATAAAAATTTTCAATAGCTACTTCGCTAGGGTGTACTCTTTCGTAGTTTTTCCTAGAGAAATATATTTTTCTTCTTATATTTTTTTTATTTTTAAAAAATAACTCTATTTCATTTCTCGTATAAGTTATTGTATCTATTTCTGGTGCGCCAGTGCTTCTATGATAAATCCAAGTAGGAATGTATTCTATTGAATTTAATTTAATGCTGGGGTTTAGCCATTTTTTACAATATGCTTTTTTAGAATCTAGAATTATTTTGTCCAGTTCTGAATTCCCAACCACTGTGTCTATTTTTTCATAGAACATATATGACTTTTCAAATGTTAAATTGGTTCCTTCAAGACTTTTCTTGTCAAGGCATTCAAATTCTATGTCTAAAGCATCAAGCCAAAACTTTAAAGAGGCACACTCATCTTCTCTGCTTGGAATTATATTTAAATTTTTAAGGTCCATCCCAATAAAATTTTTATTTTTGTCAAGTTTGTCGTCTCCTAAAATAATTACTTTAAAATCAGGGTCTATTTTTTTTAAGAAAAATAGTTTTGGAAGAACTTCTAGGTATATGTGATAAAATCTTGTAGTATAAACTATTAAAAAAACAGATTTTTCATTTTCTTTTTTAACGTAATCGTTGT